GATTGTCTGGCCCTCCAGACGGGGTTGGTAGGCAAAAAGATTCCTTTGCAGGGGGTATCCGGCAGATTTTGCCGGGTTTTTGGCAGGTTTCCCGTTGGAAACCGGGTGAGTCTGGCAGTTTTTACCCATTGGCTGTCCCTTTGTGCAGTGCCTCCAGCCAGACGAACATTTCCCGGGTCTCGCGCCGTGCCTCCTCGGGATCCATCTCGAGTTGCCGGGTGGTGACGGCCCTGACATAACGCGCCCAGGCTGCCACCGCGGCGCTTAGGTGTGGAAGCATGCGCACCGTCTTGTCACCACCCTGGGGGGCGTCCTTTTTCTCCCGGTTGAAGCCCAGAGCGAGCATGCCCTGTCTCGAATCCATCAATTTATCTGCTGGCGTGGTCTTGTAGTACTTCACCAGCTTTCTCGCCACCGTCTTCTCGATCTGAACCTCGGCAAGAATTGAATGGAACTCCTCCTGTTCAACCTCCAGTTCTAGATCGTGAATGACGTCCCCGAGTCTCCAAGCAACGTGCAGTGATTGCTGCATCATCTCCTGGCTGCGTTGCTGCTCGGCCCGGAATTGCTCTGCGAGCTCTCTGAGTCTCGTTACTGTTGGGTTTTCAATCTGTGTTTCCATGTTTCTGATGTGCTATACTTGAGCTTGAGTCGGGCTTCCTCTGATTTCATCGCCCGGTTTCGGATCCCGTTGTGAGAGTCTCGGATGGATCGGACATGCTTGCAGAAAGCCTGTCGTGTGACACCACCGCACCTGCGCCCGAGCTCATGCATGGTTGCGCCACCCAAAAGGTCGGGCCTTAGAACATAGACGGCTGCGGTTGCGCGGATCCCCGCCTCTGAGATCCGCGTGTGCGACCATCCGCCGGCAATGCATGAGAATAGGCGAGAGAATGCCCGACCGAGTCCACGATAGTCCCCAGCCAGGGGAACCGATGGTAGAACAAACCCGCCAGGGAACTGCCTCGGCATTGCCAGTGCAATGTGCGCCATGGCCTCGAGCCCCGCCCGGGCTGCTGTTGGTTGCTCAGCCACCGCACGCAAAAAACCGCTGAGCATATCAGCGGCGTCCGAAAGCGTGTCAGGCTCAGGCTCCAAGTCATCAACCGGGTGATGCCAGCACGCGTCTGGGTTGTAGCGGCGCATTGTGTGTGTGGAGGAGAGGGGAGACGGAACGTGGACACACAACCACTTCCGTCTCCCCATGATTGCTCCCGCTGGGAGGAATCCAGTATTTCCATGCGCCAGTCAACTCCGCACCTTAATTTTCCGAAAAACTCGAAATGTACCCTCGGAACCTCAACTGGCACGAGGCCGGACTCTCGCCGTTGCGCTGCACGATGTTGATCGTCTTGTGACCATCGTCCTCCGAGTCTGAGACCTTCCAGATCGCCGTTGCATCCTGCCCGATGGAGCGAGACTCCCGCAAGCGTCCCTCCTCATTGAGTTGGGAGAGCGCCACGACAACGCATCCCAGCTCGAGGCTTAGGAGACGCAATGTGCGGCTGATCTGCGCAACCTCCTGCTCCCGCGTTGAGCCTTTAACCTGCGGGCCTTGCACAAGTTGTAGATAATCGACAACCAGCATGGTCAAAGGCGCTTTTGCGTGTGCCAGCCGTGCCGCGCCAACCACTTGATCGAGTGTTTGCACGTCATCGCGGATCTCGACCTTCCAAGCTGCCATGGTGTTCACCGCGCGGCCAATCTTTCCGATGTCCTCCTCTTGCAAGTCCTTATGGAGCAGTCGAGCAAGTGGCACCGTTGCCTGTCGGCTCATCAGCTTGGTTGTGACGAGCCCCGCGGTCATCTCGAGGCTGAGGATGAGCACGTTTCCGCCCTCCCGTGCCACATTGGAGGCGTATGAGAGTGCCAAGGTGCTTTTCCCGCCCTTTGCCGGCGCCGCGATCACCACCACATCCCCGGCCTGCACCGGGCTGATCTCGTCTAGGCATTGCCAGCCCGTGCCGATCATTTTGGGCCGCTCACCGTTCTCAAGCTCCGCAATCGCGTTTTTCAGCAGCTCCCGCAGTGTGGATACCTTTTCAACATCAGGACGATTTATAGACGCCGCCACGGCGCTTAAAACGGCTAGCGCTTCCGATGATGTGGCGAGGGTTGCGACGCTTTGCGCTTTTTGGCAGGCGTCGATGACCTGCCGACGATTGTGCGCCTCCCGCACCAACTCCAGGTAATCCCCCGCCGCCGAGGGGATGGCTGAGAGGGTGGCCAGCTGCATCATGCGCAGCGGGGAGACGCGGCCCCTGAGGTCGGATCCGATGAGGATCGGGTCGACTGGTTCCCGCTCCCTCCAGCGGCGCATAGCAGCCTCGACCACCCAGCGACAGTCCTCGATCATCCAAGCCTGGGGTGGCAGCGGGGCGCCCGCCAGCAGAGGGCAGATACGGTCCGGGGCGGTCAGAAGCGCCGATACAAATCCCTCCTCAGCCTCAGTCGCAACGGGTACGCGGTCGCTCATAGCACCCCCTCCTGCCGTTTTGCGGTGCGGGCGTGCAGTCTCGCCCGGTCAAGCTCAGTCGACCAGTTGGCGAGCAGCGCTCCGAGGCTACGGCGCCGGAAATCCCGGCCAGCCGGGAACGCGGCCGAGTAATACCGGCCGAGGATGGCGATGTCGGCAGGCTTGGGCCGGTGGTCGGTCTCGACCTGTTCGGCTGCCACCTGCTCGGCCGGGCCGAAGTCTCCCTGAGCCCTCCCGAACCAAAGGCAGATCCCGGCCAGCCATGCCGGTGCGGATTCAAGGGGGGGCCTTTTGGGGGGGATTTGAAAGACAGAAGAAAGAGAAGCAGTCTTCTTCTTCTTTTTCTGTTTCCCCCCCCTATAGTCCCCCCCAAAAGTCTCGGAATGACCATCCGAGCCGCATGGTTGAGCCATCGAGAGCATGTGCTCAGCATGTGCTGAGCATGTGCTGAGCATGTGCTCAGCATGTGCTCTTTTTCCCCGGTTCCACCGGGCTTTACCGGCCCTTTTCCGAGCTTCCATTGTGGTCCTGTGAGCCTCGATTTCGGCGTCGAAAGCCTCACACCGGAAGACGGATCCGTCCTGGTTGAAGTAAGTGTTCCGCACGGCCCGAACGTCAGCGCTTTGCATCCCTCCGAGGTCGGAGAAGTCCTCCTCGGTCAATGGCCCCTCGGCCCGCAGATACCGGTCCCGAAGCTCTCTCAGGAGAGCCCTCTGAATTGGAGTTGCCCGCCGGGCGATCCGGTCGAACGCGTCCGTGTCTGTGTTGTATTTTCGCATGTGTGTTTTTTGGTTTTCCTGCATCGCCAGCAGATCCCGCAGTCCGTGTCTTCACACGGCATCCAGGGAATTGCCTCGAAAAGACCGCGCTTGATAAGCGCGCGCCCAGCGTCAATGTCCGATTTGGGGAGCGACGAGTAGATGCTTTCGCACTCCTCGTCAAAGGTTTTAGGTTTCAATCGTTAGGCTCATTTTTACTCCTCAGTAAGAATCCTCATTTCACTTCCTTTTGTAAAACGGAGCTAGCGGTGCATGACATCTCGTAAGCGTCCATCGCTACTTGGTCTATTGGTTTGGAATCGTCGTATCGCTTTGAAATCCACTCCAATGCTTCGCAAAACTTTTTATTCTCCTCCCGCGCCTCGTCCCGCTCGCGTTCCAATCGGTTAAGGAGTTCAACCAGCGTCTTCGCCTCCTCTCCGTTGTTGACATGGACCCCCTCGTCGAATCCGCGTTCGTCCTTCCGGCGCACCCGCCAGAGGTGGAAATACGACTCGTCGCAGAATGTTTCCCACTCGCTCATTTCTCGTCCTCCTTCGCCTGCACATAAACAAGCCCCCTTGCGACCTCCACCGTGTCCTTGAAGTGTTGAAGCGCCCAGCAGTGAGTGCTCCGAGGGTGAACGTCGAGCGAGTCGTGCGGGAGGTTTTCGCAGGTTGCCCTGGGCATGATTGCTAGGAGCTCCCGCAAGACCACCTTCAGCCTATCACGCTCCTTCTGCGCGGCCTCGAGCTCTGCGGTTAGCTCCTCAATCGAGCATTTCGTAATCATGGGGATCCGTGTTCTGCATTTCCTGCCTGCGTATGAAACGGATGACAGACTCGTTGTTGCGAGCCGACCAAAACTCCTCGTCGGTCAGAGGAGGGTTGAAAATCCCATGCGGGATCCCGCGTTCATCCATCCAGCGTTCCGCAGCCTTTTTTGCGGCCCTCAAATCGTCACAAAGCTCTCTAAGTTGCCTGCTCATCAACAGATCCTCGATATCCTTTGGGATACCGCATCGGCACTGGATCATCCCCTCGATTCTGAGCTTCTCGTAATTCTCCCTTTTCGTCCCTTTGCTGAGACGTTTGCTAAAGCGTTTTTTCATGCACAATTTAAGCAAAGCCCCGGGCCGGGTCTTAGCCAGCCCGGGGCGGTTGTTTTAGTCCTCGGTCTCCCACACCTGGCACTCGGCGTTGTACGCCTTCCGCGCCCGCCTCAACTGCTTCCAGCGCTCCTGGTTGGCAAGCTGGGCGCCGATCCGCTCCTTGAGCGTCATCGTGGTCAGGCCGCGAGCCTCGAGCCACCGGGTGCAAGCCTGCGAAACCTGCAAAAGGTCGCGGACCACATAAGGATCGATGTCAGACTGTTCCATGTTCCTCCTTTGAGTTTACACCGTCTAGGTATCCGCGCAGGTAGTCGCTGCTGGCTTCCCTGGCCTCCCGGTAAACGATCCGCTCGAGCAGTTCGCGCATGGCATCGCGGATCTCGAATTTGCCCCAGTTAAAGTTGAGGTTGATCGAGCGCTCGATCTCCTGTTGTGCGATACTAGAAGGGGATCTCATCGCCATCCTCCTTTGCCGTCTTTGGAGCCAGCAGGCTCCTCTGGATTGCCGCGTTTCCTTCCTCTGTCGTCAGGTAGCGTTTGACCCGCATGTACTCAGGCTTTTCATCGTCTGGCGCTAGCTCGACAAACATCGGCTTGAGGTCGAGGCACTCTGAGTCAGTGAGCGAAACGGAGTCTCCTGTGTTGAGCTTGCGACCTGCTGCCTCTAGGAACTGCCGGATTTTGAACGCGGCCTTTTTGGTGAACACAAGGTAATCCTTCACCCGGCCGCCACCCTTTGCTTCGAGGGTGATTTCGATCATCTCGTTGCCGGATTTTGAGACCTTTTCGATGGCCTCAACGACCTCCATTTTCTGAATGCCAGGACTGAGGAGCGGTGTGTTTTCTGGAACTTCAAACGTGGGCATGCTAATTTCCTTTCAGTTTTTTTGACCTATCTTGCACGAGCGCGAACACATTCTCCCCGCGCTCAATTAGGGAGTCTGCGAGGCTTGGCAGCGCCTCGCGTGCTGTCTTTTCCGACACCTTTGCCGGGAGAATCTTGGACACGTCACAACCCGGATCCGCCATGAGCTTTTGGACGTCGACAGAAGCCCGGCCTTTGCGCTCCTGCAATCGCCAGCCGGGAACCTCAACGCCTTCCAGCATCATCGCCTTTGCCTTCTCTCGTGCCTGCTCGATCCAGCGCTCAACCACGGTTGCGCTCTCGAGGAAAAAGCCCAGGCTTGTCGGGTTTTCGAGGATGCGTCCAAACCTGTCAGGCTCGGCAACAAGCCCGAGCGCCCGATTTCCGGCATCGTGGAGGGTGTGGCAGCTATCCTGTTTCGCGCACCAGCCGCAGTAATCGCACGCAACTGCCTGCGGGATCTCGCGGATCCTTTTGCCGACGATCTCGCTGACGTAGCCCTGGGCTTCCCAGTGACGAAACCGATGCTCTCGGATCTCTCGTTTGTCGGCAAAGATGAGCACGGCTGTCCACTCGCTCACTCCGTTTTCCTCCATGCAAGCGAGGCAATAGGCTGCCATCTGCGCCCGATAGTCGCGGATCTCCCCGGTTTTGAGGTCAAAGAGCAGGTGCATATCTGGACACATGGCATCCATGGTGCCGGTGATGCTCAACCCCTGGATGGTCGTTCCAACCTTGCAGTCGGCCTCGAGCGCGAACACCTCCTCGACGCCGCAGCGGTTGCGAACGTAGTCTGCGGCCCAGCGAGCCGCCTCGAGCTCCTCCTTGTTGTCAGTCTCAGGCGTGCGGCGCTCGAGTAGCTCTCGGAAAAGACCGTCGATGCGTGTTCCCCTGGCTGCCGCTTGGCTGGGAGTCTCGCTTCCCTCAAACTGCGGGCAGATCGAGAGCTTTGGGAGATTACTCGGCCTGATCATTTCGATCCTCCTTTCACCGCTTCGAGGAACCTGTCGGGATTAGCCAGGATCTGGTTGATGCGGATGGTCGGCAACGCCCGGTAGGTCTCCCCAGCCGGGATCCAGTTTTTTGAGATGAGGAACGCGTTTGCCTCAGCTTCCACTCCAGCCATGAGCACGTCCAGCAGGTGCTCGTCGGTGGCGAGCCGCGCCGGGGCTGGCTGGAAGATTGGCGCCAGCGCCGCAGCAGTTGCCTCGACCTGCTCGGGGAGTCCGTGCCGGTTCTTGGCATCATATGCTGCGGTGTGGCTGGTGTTGATCACGCGCTCCTTTCCCCCGAGCCCCTTCTTTTTGCCGTCGACCTCGACCACCTTGGTCTTGAAGTTAAGGAACAAGATGGCATCGGCCCATTCTTTGACGAGCGGGCTGGATTGCTTGCTCAACTTGAGCTCGTACCTGTCGTGCTCACCCTGGAGGTCTGGAGCTGCGAACCGCACGACCTTCGAATGCGCCAACAGGACGACGTGTTTTCCACCACGCACGATCTGGTCTAGGTTTGAGAGGAGCTTCCCCATCTCCTCGGCAACCTGCACCCACCCTTTGCCGTACCCAAAGTCCTCGATGCTTGCCTTTCCGGTGCGGTGCAGGAGGTCGGTGGTTGCGAGGCGCTCGGCCCAGTCGATGGTGTCGAGCACAACGGTTTCAAACTCCGAGAGCTTGTGGATCTCAGCAAGCGCCGTGTTGATGTCCCGCCATGAGTGTGCCTCGACGCGCGCTACGTCGAGTTGGGCTGTGCTGCCCTCGGTGTCGACAAACACCGGGGAAGGGAGGTTGCTTGCGAGCGTGCTTTTGCCAACCCCTTCCGGGCCGTAAATGACGCACTTCTGATGACGGGCCTGACGGCCCCTTTTTATTTCGATCATGTGTGTTTTTGTTGTGCTCCCCCGGGACGGGAGCGGGCTTGAACCCGACTGAAAGCGTGTCCTGCTTTTATGCGGTTACAGGACGGGTGATGAACAATGACCAGAGTCTAATCTCCGCCGCATTACCCGAGGCGCAGGCCATCCAGCCCATCCCTCAACATTTTGAAAAGGTCATCCAGGCGCACCGTAGCCAGCCACTCTCCACGGTTTTTCCGGTGTGCAACGATGGGAGTTTTGGAGGATCCGGCGTCACGAATCGCCTGGGCGATTGCGTCCTCGATGTTGAGGCGCTCCACCCGTTTGACCTCCCAGTGGATTCCCGCCAGCTCCTCGCACACAACGTCCGGAGAGTCTGAGCCACCCGAAAACTGCTGACCTCGACGGGCGCTCATGTAGCCTGCTGCGCGGAGCTGGTCTCGGAATTCGCGCTCACCTGCTGCACCTTTTTGGCGTGAATTCATTTTACGATGCCCTCCTTGATTTTCTTGTCCATGTCCATCGCGTAGTCCACCGCTTGGAAGTAGTCGGCAAATGACCGCTTCGCGTTCGTCTTGCGCCTTCGGACCACATATCCAACCCATCCGCCGGATTTCCCGTTGGAGTTGATCGCCACCCGCATGAACCCAATGTCAAAGGGGAACTCGGTTCCCTCGGGATGTTTGCGCGCAGTGACGAGCGGCGCTTGCCGGGGTTGGTTTTGCCACGCTTCCAGACCAGCGCGCATCGCTGCATATCGCTCGGTGTAGCCGAGCGCCACCAGAGCCTTGGTCAACTCAAGCGGATCTGGTTCCGGTTCGCCCCTGGCTTCAATCCATTTTTCAAAACCGACCACCTTTTTGTCGCCTTCAGAGTAACGATCCCACCAGACTAGCCTGCCAGCCCAGGACCGCAGGTGCTCTGGAAGCTGATTGATTTTCGCAATTACCTCGGCCACCGGGAGCTCGGCAAGCTCCCACGCATAGAGATTAGACGTCTTGCGGCTCATTTGCGCATCCAGAGTGCGGCCGCGGCCGCGAACATGGCAACGAGGATTCCGAGTGCAACCTTGCTAGAGGAACTCATTCCGCAGTCCTCCCATTCCTGAGCCCAAAGATAGCAAGCTCCCTCCACCGCTGGCGCTGGAGGCGCGTCATGGTGCGCTTCCGGTGCATGGTCAGGCAGGCGATGGCCTGTGCCAGGCTGAGCCCAGAAAGTGAGCCGATCAGGAAAACGGTCAGGACGTCCCAACCGGACAGACAGAGGAGAGCGCTCATTCAGCTGCCTCCTGGTATTCCGCCAACGCCACAACCGCCTGCTCCCACGTCATGGGAGCCGTGAGCCTAGTGGTTTCCTCAGCCAAACTCTCAGCAAGAGTCTGGATCTGATAAACTCCGCAGTAGCTGGTGGTCACCACCCAGCTTTTTTTGTCATTCTGACGAGCGGTCGCGCCCTCCTGCTTAAACCAGAACCCCCACGGGGTGCTGGCAATGATGCTTTTCAGCACCTTCTTGCCATCTTCTCTCAATTCTTGGATGTAAACGGCGCCGGTGGCTGCCTTGCGATTCGTGAGACGGGCCATGCGTCCGGTGTGCTTCTGGCCGTCGAGCCCGAGATAATCAGGCATTTGAACAAACTTCGTGTTTTTATTCATGGTGTGTTTTTTTGGGAGTTTGTCTTCGGCGTGATTGCCGCTGACGAGAGCAAGTCCTAACAGGTGAAAAACCGAGGTCCAGATTTTTTTTCAGTTTTTTTCAAGGCGCCGTTTCGTCGGGCGGCGGGCAGGCCCGGATCTCGAAGGAATGATGCTCCTCGATGGCATCCTCCCATTGTATGCGGTAGCCGATCCCCGCCGGATGAAAGATGATGGCGATGACCTGCCCGACAGCATCCTCTTTTAGGCGCCTGCGCACAAAATCACCGAGCTCGTGCTCGACCTTATCGGCGCGCGGTTTCATGCAGCTTGTAATGCGGGATGTGTTTGGCGCCGAATGGTGTCTGTATTTTGAACACCCGCATTTCGACTCCCTTTCCAATTTTCGGAACGATGAGCTGGTTGCAATACGGCCGAGAAAGCCCTGTCTGCTCGACGATTTGCCGCATCGAAAACCAACCAGGGGGAACGTCCTCTGATGTATGCCGCAGTTCACTGAGCCGCTCCAGAAATCCGTTCAGACCGGCAGTCTCCACGGTGTGTTTTTGCTTTGTTCGTGCAGCCATAAAACAGCCTGATCGTCGCTGATTTCACCCCACACGAATCCCTGCGACCATGAGAGAGTGGCGCGGCGCGTGTTCGCGTAGTCCATCGCGCCCCGCTGCGTGAGAGTTCCGACACAGTAAGCCGTGGGGTTGTCTGCCCGCCTGCCCTTTGCGACTGCGGCCCGGTGCGAATGAGCGTGGACACAAAGCCCAAAAGCCTCGGCATGGTCCCGGGTGGCGTTTTCCGAATAAAAGACGCCATGCATTGCACGCACCGGTCCCAACCGCACGTCCTGCCAGATGCCGTCATAGGTCGCCAGCTTCGCCTTGAGTTTGCGCGTCTTCTGTTCGATCCCCCGCACCACCGCTTCCGCGCAACTCGCCACGATTGCGTTTGTGCTTCCCATCATCCGGTACACTCGCGCCTCATGGTTTCCGCACAGCACATGGGTGCATTTCAACTGCTCGAGAAACGCAAGACCAGCGTCCACATCCGGCGCAATCGGCTCGCTTTCGTCCGAGGTTCCGCGGGCGCCTGAGCGAAAAGCGGTGGTGTCCATGAAATCCCCGAGATGTACCATGAGCTGCGGCCGCCAGTTGTCCCGCATTTTAAGCACCGCATCCACCGCAGCCGGGTCGACGTGAATCCCGTGGGAACATCCAACAAACAGCGCCCGCCTCCACCTTTGGACAATGGCAGCCATCAGACGATTGGGATTCCGTTTGCGTGCCGGCGGTTGAACTCAGCAAGCACCGCTGTCCCCGGCATCCCCGCAGCCCATCGCGGACGCAGTTGGAAATGCGGATAATCCGGCAAACGGTCCCAGTGTCCGCCCCATTCCAGTCCGAGGTTCGCGCCAATCTTGCCCGCGGCCATATACTGCGGAGAGTCTGGCAGGTATTCGCGCCCTTCAAAAATGCCGATATCAAAAGCCAGTCCGAAGTTGTGCCATGACTGACCGGGCTTTGCATGAGTCACAATCGGCCCAGGACGCAGGCGCCCCTTTGCGTAGATCTCTGCTTGCTCATCGAGAGTGCGCGTTCCGCAGATAATCCGCGCGCCGACACCATCGGACCAGCACTCCTGCAAGAACCGCCGCGCGATGGCCTGCAATTCTGGGACTAGTGTCGCGATGTTTTTTTCCGAGCGCTCGTCCGCTGTCCAGCCCGTCTCTTTTGGCGGTATGACGACAGCCCCACAAATCTCCCGGTGGATCGCCCCCCACGTCAGCGGCCCCGCCTGCCCATCCTCCGCCAGCCCGAGCTTCCTCTGTACCTGCCTAATTTGTTCGGGAATTGTCATGCTCTAAATCGTTGATGATGTGCAGGAGACGCCCGACAAAGCGGCGTTGCGGCCCTCTGAAACCCAGCGTGTCAGCCTCTTTGATCAGGCCCGGCACCCGGCTCCTCGGGATCGTCGCGCACCCAGTCATCGATAGCAGCAGCGTTGCGATTGTGATCAGCCGCCCGATTCTGGCGTTCCATTTCATCGCGGATTCTGATGATCAGTTCGCCCAGTGCGGGGATGGCGAGGAGAAGCCGGAGAACCAGCCCGATCATTTTTTGTCGATGTGAAGCCCAAGGTGCTTGAAAAACCCGACCACTTTTTCCAACAGCGAATCGTCCGCGGGTGTCGGCGTGAGTTTGACGATCAGGCGCGCGGCCAGCATCACGGCAACCGCAGTCTCCACGATTTGCTGGTGGTGCGTGGTTACAAAAGCGATGGTCTCTTTCATGGTGCGGTCCTCATGTGTTGTTCCGAAAATGGACACTGTGTTGCGGTGCAGTTCTCGTAGATTTCCAAGCGCCCCCTAGCGTGTCCGTGATCGGCTTTCAGATCCTCGATCTCCTTCCGCAACCCGCGCCTGTCAGCCTCGCACTCCTCCGATTTGGCCCAGAGTTTTGTGACGGCCCACACGAGTGCGGTTGTGGTTGCGCTCAGACCCGCCAGCAATGCCTGCTCGATGCTCATGGTTTAGGTGTACGAGAGATTGACGATGACTTCCGAGGCGGGGATTGCGGTGGTGTCGTTGTCCGCCGGGTTTGCGGTGATGCAGTAGGCAATCCCAGTGCTCAAGCGGATCCCAGAAGCCCCGCAGTCAATCGTCCGCAAGCCCGCCGGTGGGATCAGGAATGTGAACACCGGTACGTCAGTGCCGACTGTGGGCGCCGATGCTTTGTTGATTATCTTGAGGTAGTAGGAGGCGCTCGCGTTGGTGTTGCTCACGTGTAACGCGTTGATCGTCCCGGCCGAGGTTTTCACACTCGTGGCGTTGGTGGTGTTGGCGGAGATGAGCTTGTGGTAGGTGCTCGCCCCCTGAGATGCGGAGGGTGCAATGTTCATCGTCAGCGTTGCGGACTGCGCGACATTGACCGGGACACCCGCCACACCGTCAGTCGTCGGCCGGGGTGTGAACTCGACGCGCTCTCGAATGTAGTCGAAAATCCGAATGAACGAAACCCGCAGATCCGTGCGTTTGATCGTGGCGCCGCCGATGGTGCTGGTGGAGCCGATGGTGACTGGCGGCGTGGTCCCGGCAATGGGTTCAAAAACTACTGTTGCCGATGTGATGTTCTGGATCCTGTACACCCCGTCCACCAGTAGATCATTCCCAGCCGAATCGCGGAACCCGTACAGGTTCACATAGTCTCCGATCGCGGCTCCGGTGAATGCCGCTGAATAAACAATGGAGACGAGTGAGTTTGCGGCCGAAATGGTGACAGGGTAAAGCGTGACCACTCCCGTCAAAGCGGCATTGCCTTGCACCCTTGCCATCATTCCACCGTATCCGGTCGCCGTGCCGCTGCTCCCCCATGTGATGGTGATCACGGTGGGCGAAACCACGGACGCAACTTTTGTCGCAGTGGTGATGTTTGGAAAATTGACCGATGAACTCGCGCCGTAGGCCACCAGATAATCATCCACCGTGAGGCCGTGCGGCGCTGCAAAAGTGACCGTGGCCGTTGCGCTGGCTGATTTGACGATGCTCTGCGCGATGCCAACCGGGACCGTCAACCCCTTGTTATTGGTCGCGCGGATCCGCAGCTTGTATTGGAGGTCAGGGTTCGGGCAAATGGAGCTGCGGGTGGTGGCGCTGCCTGTTCCGGTCAGGGAATCGACTGGCCCTGAATGCCACTGCACGCGGTCAGCCGCAAAGTTGAGCCTAAATTCCGAAGTCGGGAGAAACGAATAAGCCCCGGCCGCATTGATCGACTGAACCGAGTTTGTCGTTTGAATAGTCGCGCTCTGGTTGCCGTTTGCCGTGCCACTCGCCAGAGCATCACCGGACGCCGACCGAACATAGATGGACGCGTTTGTGGTCGACGCGTTTTCTAGGATCATAGATGTCCCCTCCGCACTACCGCCAAGCCTGCGCCGGACGTACAGCATCGGGGATCCGAGAGCCGCGGGGGATGCCGTCAATGATTGGATCGTGCCAGCCGGACCTGCCGTGACGGTGAACTGCGTCGCGGAGGGCACCGAGGCCACGACAACAGAGCCGTAGTTGAACCGGGAATCCGCGCAGCCATAGATCCCGACGCTCATCCCTGGAACAAGTCCGTGAGCCGTGCTGGTCGTGACTGTCAGAGTGGTGGTGGCCTGCGACATCGCCGAGATTGCGACCTCAGCCGGGGCAGCCGCGGGCGCTGCGGAATCAACAAACTCGATCGAAAACTCCTGATTAAGTGCAGCCTGTGACCTGTGCAACCCAATCGACAGTTCCACGGGCATTTCAAAAAGCGCGTTGCCGTCGATGATCGTCTCGGTCCCGAGGTTAAAAGGCGATTTGGAAATCACCCAGTAGGACGCGCCGTTGCTGTTACCGTCCAGCAGCAGGAGGTCTCCCGTTGCGGTGGTGCTGGTCCAGTCCGTGCCGTTCGGGAGGGTTTCGCAGTTGGTCCTGTACTTGGTCGTTATATTGCCCGTTGGAAACTGCGGAGAGTCGCTGGCCGGGACGATGGATTGCGAGCGAGCGCTGGTGGTTTGGCCTTGGTTAGGGAAGTAGCTCATGGGTCAAATGATGAAATAGGCGCTCCCGTTGCTGGCGACTGTCAACGAAGTGAATTGGATGTAAATGTGTGCGGCAGCCTCGCCGTCGATGCTGGAAGTCGGATCTGCGACGACGATGGTGTTCACCGAGCCATCCGTCCGCTTGATTTCAAAGACCTGCCCAGGGACATCGGCAGCCGGGGGAAGTGTGATCGCAACACCGCCGCCAGCCGCGGAAACCAGCACGATTGAATCCGAAGCGAGGAGCGTGGTGGATGTGGTGATGGTGCGGGCCGAGAGCCTGTAGCCGCTCAGGGTGGGCGTCGAGATTGCAGGCGAGGTTCCGAGGACGATTGCTCCGGTTCCTGTGGAGGTCGCGGAAACAAAGCCCTGGACGTCCACCCCGATCTCCAGTCCGAGGTTGTCCCGTGCATCGCTAGCGTTTGCCGCCCCCGTTCCGCCGTGCGTGATGGCAACAGCAGACCCGTTCCAGATCCCGCTTGTGATCGTGCCCAGCGTGGTGAGGTTGCCGGATCCCGCCCACGTTGAAAGTGCCGTGTTTTCCACGTTACCCAGCCCGAGGTTTGTGCGCGCGTCCGAATCCGTGGTCGCCCCGGTGCCGCCATTAGCAACCGCAATCGCCGTGCCTGTCCAAGTCCCTGTGGTGATGGTGCCGACGGTGGTCAGATTCACCGAGCCTGCCCAAGTCGATAGCGCCACATTCTCCACATTCCCAAGCCCCAGAGCCGCCCGTGCCAGAGGAGCTGTGACCGCCCCGGTGCCGCCATACTCGATTGCCACCGGAGTCCCCTGCCAGACACCCGCGGACACCGTGCCGAGCGTGCTCAGATTGGTTGAGCCTGCCCAGGTGGAAAGTGCGGTGTTCTCGACGTTTCCGAGTCCGAGATTGATCCGCGCATTTGGTGCGTCCGTTGCGCCCGTGCCACCGTGTGCGACTGCGATTGCCGTTGCGTGCCAAGCCCCTGTGCTGATCTCGCCAGCCGTGTTGATCGCAAAGCGGGTCGTCCCTCCGATTGCCACCGCAAACCCGCGCACAGATCCAGTCCCTGCCGCCTCCGTTGCAATGGTGAGCACGTTCCCAGTCCAATAGAGATTGCCGCGCTCGTAGTTGCTGCCGTTGGTGTAGGCGTTAAAGAGCCGCACGTCCGATGCGTCAAATCCACCGTAGGCCGTGAATGGTCCGACGGCACCGTTGAACGAGACAGACAGCCGCGAATCCTTGAGGAGTAGAGCCGTGCAGGTTGCGCTTGTGAGGTCGGCGCCAAAGCCCAGATAGGAGGTTCGCAGGGAGTCTGCTCTGGTTGAATATGCCCCGTTATATCCAAGGCTGCCTCGAACAGTGAGGGGTTCCGTCCCGTTGTGCGGCGTAACCTTTAACACGTTCCCAGTCACGCCGGGATAGCTCGAGACTGTAAGGTTAAGCTGATTCCAAGCGGCTTGTGAGACTGTGAGGCTGTTCCCGGTGGCGGCGCCGATGTTGGGCGTGGTGAGTGCCGGGGAGGTCGCAAGGACTATGCTACCGGATCCTGTGGTGGAGTTGCCCAGGAGTGTGACGTTTGCACTCAGGCGGGCATCCGAAAGCGTGCCGGTGGTGATGGTGGCGGCATCTCCAACAAACGATCCGGTGGCGCCAGTGTCGCCCTTATCGCCTTTCTCACCCTGGATCCCCTGAATCCCCTGGATGCCTTGAATCCCCTGCTCTCCCTGTGCGCCCTGCGGGATTGAGAAGTCAAAGGTTGCCGCGCTGCTCGTGCCGGAGTTGATGACCGTAACAGGAGAGCCGGGAGCGCCCGTTGTGACCGTTCCAACAGCAATCGTGGCGGCCGTGCCAGCTGGCCCTTGGATCCCTGCCGCACCCTCCAGTGACACGTCCCACGCGCTATAGGGTCCGACAGATCCGGTGTGGTTTGTGATGTCCGCCACCAGTTCTCCGGTTGCCGGGTTGTACGAGACAACCGTGCCGTGCATGTGCGTGTCAGCGATTGTCGATGCCGCGATGATGATGGCCTGTTCGGGGATGTAGGCGAGGCCAGTCTCAACCGTGAGCACCTTGGTGCCGTTGCTGTTGTTTAGACTCGTGGTGGAGGTCGTCGTGTAGCGGTCGCCGTCAGCCCCAGCAGCCCCCGTGTCGCCCTTCTCGACCATGAGCGCCCACAGGCTGGTTTGCGAAGGATCGGGGGAATCCGCTGGAACAAAAAACTGCGCGACGTACGAAGACCCTTGGAACTTTACGACGTGGTTTACAGGGTAGGCATTCGTTCCAATCCAATCGCCGACAAAGCTAAGCGGAATCCCCGGCGCTCCTTGAATCCCCTGCGCTCCTTGAGGGATGGAGAAGTTGAGGATGCTTTCGGAAGGCGTGCCGACATTGACAACCGTGACCTCACTGCCAGGGGAGCCAGTCGTGACCGTTCCAACCGTGATCGTTCCGGCATTGCCTTGCTCGCCTTGGATGCCCTGAATGCCCTGAATGCCCTGTTCGCCTCGATCTGCCACGGGAGTCCACGATGCGTTGATAGATCCGGGTGTGGGCGGATAACCGGGGTTCAGCGGGTTTCCGGTGCGGTAATAAAAGCCGCCCTCATACGTCACCGCGTCGCCGAGTTGGTAGGAATAGCCGTTGTCGTAAGCGCCCAGCAGCGTCCACGGAGGCGGTCCCTGAAGCCCCTGAATGCCCTGAATCCCTTGCTGCCCCTCTGGGATCGTGAAGTCAAAAACTGCCGCGCTCGACGTGCCGGAATTGGAAACGGATGCCGAGGTTCCCGGTGCGCCCGTGGTGGTTGTGCCTACTGCTACGGTAGCCGCGTCGCCCGGGACACCTTGGATGCCTTGAATCCCTTGGCTGCCCTGCGGCCCGACATCCCCACGCGGGATCTGAAAATCGAACACCGCCGCGGAAGTCGTGCCGACATTGGCCACCAGCGCGTTCGTCCCGGGTGCCGTTGTGCTGGTCGTGCCAGCGTCCACCGTTGCCGCAATCCCAGGAGCGCCAGTTGCCCCGGTTGCGCCAGTTGCGCCAGTCGCCCCCACATCCCCGCGCGGGATCGTGAAGTTGAAGACTGCGGCCGAAGCTGTCCCCGCATTGACCA